GAATATAGTAAACAAGCTGGAAGCATCGAGTATCGCATACTCCATTGGGACTTTCAGCGCACCAGCAGTCTTGACCGGCGTAGCAGGCGATTTGCTATCCGGTGAAGTATCAATCAGCGTTCTATCAGATTGGAGCTAAGAAATGGCTGATAACGACAAAGAGCGTGAAGCTTTTCTGATCAAGATCGGTCAGATCAAGCCCGCAGACGCAAAACCAACCCCAACCGCTAAGAAAGACGAGGAATAGCCAACATGGCAGTTTTCTTAAACAACAAGGTCGGACTTAAGATCAACGCAGTCGATCTTAGCGACCACGTAACCAGCGTTACCCTTAACCAAGTAGCAGATGAACTAGAAGTAACTGCTATGGGCGACACCGCACACAAGTTCGTTAAGGGCTTGGAATCAGGCACACTTACAGTTTCGTTCCTAAACGATACTGCTGCTGCAAACGTCATGGCGACACTCCGCGCAGCGTTCGGTACAACCGTTGCTGTAAAGATGTTGCAGGAAAAACTTACTGCTGTCGGTGCCACCAACCCGCTTTACACCTTTGATATTTTGGTCAATAACTTGACCCCTATCAACGGCGCAGTAGGCGACATTGGTACACAAGACATCACTTTCACGCTAAACTCAGTCGTGACAATTGCCGACACCGGCACTTTCTAAATAAGGAGAAATGGGCATGGCAAGACTTAAAGTAATTAGGGCAGACGGCACAGAGTCGATTCACGAAATCACACCAGCCGTTGAGTACGCGTTTGAGATGCACACTAAGAAAGGCTTTTATCGAGCCTTTCAAGAGGATCAAAAGCAATCAGACATTTATTGGCTTGCTTGGGAATGTTTGCGCAGGGCGCAAGCTCCCGATGTATTTACATTTGGGGACAAGTTTCTTGAGACCTTGAAATCAGTAGAGGTTTTGGGAGATGACTCCCCAAATGGCTAACGCGTGATTCTTGGACTTATCAGATAGCTGAACTATCTGTAAATCTAGGAATTGCGCCTAGTGAGTTTATTAATATGGATCGTGATATGCGAAAAGCGATTCATGCGGTATTAGTCAAACAGGCGGAAGATAGGAAACATGCCGGTCGTGGTCGAAGGCGTACCTGAGCTGAAAAAAGCTCTTAAAAAATACGCGCCTGACCTTTTGAAGCAAATGAACGCTGAGATCCGCGTGGCTTTGAAGGAAGTCACAAACGATGCCAAGGCTAAAGTACCAGCCAAAGCTCCCGGCAATCTTTACAATTGGGACGACAAAGGTTATGAGCCTATTAGTCGTGTGTCAGGTCGCAGGGCTTTTCCTAAATACAATTCGCAAATAATCAAGCGTGGTTTAACATATTCATTAGGTCGCGGCAAAAGAAATCGCTCAGGTTTTTCTAGCCTTTACTCATTGCTAAATAAATCCGCTGCCGGTGCAATTGCTGAAACTGCGGGACGCGAATCAGGTATGAGCGGCAGCAAAGAAAGCCGCAGCAACAATCCCAATGCAGGTGCGCATTTCATTGGTCGCATGAACGGCATTGGTCCAATGAAGTCACACAACAATACGCAGATGGCTCGTGGTCGTATCCTTTTTGCAGCTTACGATGAAAACCAAGGCAAAGCCCTAGATGCCACATTCAAAGCCATTGATAAAGCATCCAAGGCGTTCAAAGCCATGGCAACGCTACGAAAGGCAGCCTAATGTCAAATATTCGCATTGATATTGCCTCTGAATTCAAAGACAAAGGATTTAAGGCAGCCGAGAAGCGCACAACAAGCCTCACACGCAAGTTTGATAATTTAGGGCGAACCGCCAAGCGCACCTTTATTGCTATTGCTGGCATTCAAGCATTAAAACGTTCAGTTGTCGCATTCGCTGAGGAAGATCGCGCAGCCAATAAATTAGCAGCAAGTTTACGCAATTTAGGTTTAGCCTATAACACTAAAGCCATTGAAGATTATTTAGAAGCAAGTGAAAAAGCAACAACCATAAGCAAAGACCAATTATCACCTGCAATTGCTGGCTTGTTAAGCACAACACTCAATGCTGAAAAATCTATGAAATTACTAAACCTTGCTATGGATCTTTCAACTAGCACAGGTGAAGATTTAACTTCCGTTACAACCGCATTAAGCCGTGCATATAATGGCAACTTTGCTTCTTTAGGTAAATTACAAACAGCATTTACAACTGCTCAACTTGAAGCAATGGGATTTGAAAAAAGTGTAAGTGCATTAAATGAACAATATGCTGGAGCAGCGCAAAACAACGCCAATACTTATGCTGGCAAGATAGATAAACTTAAAATTGCTTTTGGCGATTTAGCAGAAGAAATTGGAAAGGGCATTGTAGAGTTTTTAGAATCTCTTGGCTCAGGCGATTACGACAATGGCTTACAGAAATTAGTTAATTTTGGTCAATCAATAGGTGATGTCTTTAGACGTGCTGGAACGACTATTGAATACACCAAAGCTCTATTGGCAACAGGTTTTCGCATTGATGCAGCAGAACAACTAAAACTAGATGAATTACGCGCACAACTAGCTAATCCAAGAGCAGGCACTTTTGGTGTTAATCGAGGTAATCTAAATGATTACAAACAACAATTAGCATTGCAGAAAAAGATTGAGGCAGACCGCAAGAAGGCAGCTGCACTAGCCGCTAAGTCCGAAAAAGAAAAACTAAAGCGCGAAAGAGAAGCTTCACAACTTAAGCGAGCTGGCACAGTTTTTGATATGGAAAATATCCAAATTGTTGCTGCTTTGCAAGGTCGCGTAAGTGAAGAACAAAGATTACGTTTAACAGCATTATTAGCCATTAACAATGAGAACGCGGATGCAGCAGATAAACTAACTAGCGCAATCTTGGCACTTCAAGCCCCTGCCTTTGCTGCTTTAGGCGTAACGATTAAAACGAGCGATAACGCTAAAACAGTTATTGATCGCTTAATTGATGCACAAACCCGACTATTTCTGCTTAATAGCGGAATAGCAAACATTCCAAAAGCCAAGAACCCATTTGAAGATTGGGATTCTATTATGGCTAAGATATTGGCAGACATTGCCCGTATCACAGCAGCTATCAAAAACATCCCTAGCCTCAGCGTTGGCGGCGGCGGTGGCGGTGGTGGCGGCGGTGGTGGCGGCGGCGGTGGCGGCGGTGGTGGTGGTGGCGGCGGTGGTGGCGCTGGTGCTGGCGGTGGTGGCGGCGGTGGAGTTACTATTGTTGGTGGTAGCACAATCACTAATCCCGGTGGCGTTGTAATCCAATTTCCAGATGGCGGCAAAGGCAATTTAGGCGAAACTTTTACAGTAAACGGCGCAACTATTCTTGCAGGCTCAGGCATCATTCAAAGTGGCGTAGCAGGCGATAGTCCAAACCAAACAGCAGCTCGCCAACGCATTGCTGACATATTCCAGACCATTGGCACATTTGGTGCTGGTGGCTTTGATGCTACAAACGTTACAGTTAACATTGCTGGCAATGTGATGAGTAACGATGATCTTATGCAGGTTATTACTGAAGGCTTATACAAGGTTCAAAAGCGTGGTCAATCCATAACCTTGCAAGCAATTGGGCTATAATGCCAGCACCACAAATACGTGTCTTTGTTGACTTTGATAGCGATACTGCATTTGAAATCAACCCCTTAATCTTAGGTAGCGCAACTGAAGGCATACTAGGCACAAATACCCTTGGTTCAGGCACATTGCCAATTGAGATAACATCCTTGGTAGAGCGTGTATCTATTAGGCGTGGCAGATCACGTATAACATCACAGTTTGAAGCTGGAACTGCTAGCGTTACTTTGTTTGACCAAACAGGCGATTGGAATCCAACCAACCCAGCGAGTATCTATTATCCAAATCTTGTCCCGTTAAGGCAGATAATCATCTATGCTACTTATGCGACAAACAATTATTTCTTATTCTCAGGCTTTATTACAAACTATGACACAGGCTTTAGGCAAGGCAATGATGAGCTAAGCACAGTTACCCTGCGTTGCGTAGATGGTTTTAAGTTGCTTGCAGGCTCAGCAATTGACACAGTAGCAGGCTCAGGCGTTCAGCTCTCAGGGGCTCGCGTTAATGCCATCTTAGATGAGATAGAATGGCCTGTAAGCCTACGAAATGTGGATGCAGGTGATTCTACCTTACAAGCCGACCCAAGCACGGCGAGAACGGCCCTAGAAGCCTTATTTACAGTAGAGCAGAGCGAGTTTGGCGGTATCTTCCTTGATGCCAATGGCAAGGTAGATTTTGTCAGCCGTAACAATCTTATTGCTGCCCCAGCCTTCCCGGTGTATGAGTTTAGCGACCAAGGCACAGACATCTCATATACCAATGCAGTAGTTGCTTTTGATGATACAACTTTGGTAAATGACGTAACCATCACACGTTTAGGTGGCACAGCTCAAAACGCGTTTGACCAAGATTCCATTGACAAGTTCTTCCTGCATTCAGGCACACGCACAGGGATATTGGTGCAGACCGATGTTGAAGCCTTAGATCAAGCTGAAGGCATCTTAGCCACACGTAAAGACCCTGAAATACGCATAGATAGCATTCAGCTCAATTTGTATGATGATACCAACCCTAATAAGCCATTGGCAGGGGTAGACATAGAATTGCTTGATGGAGTAACAGTTACTAAGACCACCCCGGGCTCTACAAGCGTTGTTCAATCAAGCCTAGTAAATGCTATCCATCACGACATTACCAAGTCATCTTGGATGACTACCCTATACACAACCGAACCACTATTAGCAGGCTTTGTCCTAGATTCCGATGTATCGGGTATACTAGGTGAAGACGTGCTGAGCTACTAAGGAGAGACATGGCAGGCGCAGGATATAAGCTCTTTAACACAGGCGATGTGTTAACGGCAGCTCAGGTAAATACTTATTTGAATGAGCAAACAGTAATGGTGTTTGCAAGCTCAGCAGCTCGCACTAGTGCATTAAGCGGAGTGTTGGCTGAAGGAATGATGTCTTATCTGCAAGACACTAACGCGGTTGAAGTTTACAATGGATCATCTTGGGTGAACGTTGGTAATGCCGGTGATATTACTGAAGTGCAAGCTGGCACAGGTATTTCAGTAGCAAGCGGAACAGGCCCAATTCCAATTGTAACTAACACAATGGCAACTGAGATTACTGCTAGCGGCGATATAATTGTTGGAACAGGATCAGGCACTTTTGACAATTTGCCAATTGGTAGCACGGGGCAAGTGCTCACGGCTGACACAACAGTCAGCCCTTACAAAGTTAAATGGGCGACATCATCAAGCGGCGGAATGACCTTATTGGGAACAACGACTTTGAGCGGCGCAAGCGTTACTTTTTCATCAATTCCAAGCACTTATGTTTCACTTTTGTTGATTGGAGAAAATTTTACTAATAACACAGCAGACGGCAAATTTAGAGTTGATGCCAATGGTGCTGGTTGGATTGCAAGATTTGCAGGTGTTGTGTCTTCAGGCACTTTTTGGCGCGATGGTGATATTTTACAAACGCCAAACACATACGATAGAACAAACAACGACAACGGAACTGCTCTGCAAATTTACAATTACACAAGTTCAATTAATTATTCTATGCCGTTTGTTTGGTCTGGACAGTATTATGCCGCCAACGGCGGTCTTATTGGCGGCGGTATTGTTAATGCAAGTAATGGTCCAATTACATCTTTAGTTTTATCAAATACCGGCGGCACTTGGGCTGGCGGTACTGTATCTCTTTATGGGGTTAAATAATGACAAAACCGATGGTTAGAATTTTTGATTTGGAAACTCAAGAAGTTATTGACAGACAAATGACTGATGCCGAATATGAAGCATATAAGGCACAAAAAGCATTGGATGATGCAGCCGCTCAAGCAGAATTAGAAAAAGCTAATCAAAAGGCCGCAGCCGAAGCAAAATTAGCAGCACTTGGTTTAAGTGCTGAAGATCTAAAGGCATTAGGTCTTGGCTAAACTATGTAAAGCAGGGCAACAGCTTCGAGAGCAGATTGACCATGCGTTCCCCGATAGAAATCGAACTACGCCTGAAGGTTGGCTCGCCGATGCTCGCCATGCCGCGAGAGTTAGTGACCATAACCCACAGCCTGATTCTCAAATTGTACGTGCCTACGACTTTAACGCTGATCTTGGATCAAGCAAACATGAAATACACGACCTTGTTGATCAGCTTCGATTACTTGCCAGAACTGATAAGCGAATCGCTTACATAATCTTTGACGGCAAGATTGCTAGTTATAAGCGCAATTTCAAGTTCAGGAAATATACAGGTGCAAATCCGCACCGCGGACATTTCCACATTAGCTTTACTGCCAAGGGCGATCATGATGGCAGCATGTTCAGAATCCCCTTACTAACAGGAGAACCCATCAATGGAAAGCCTAAAAGCAGTAGCCGCAAGCTGGGCAAGATCCTTTCTAGCAGCAGGAATAGCAACCTACCTAGCGGTGGGTTGGGATGCACCTGCAATTGTCAATGCCGCTCTGGTCGCGAGTCTGCCGGTTATTCTCCGTTGGCTCAATCCTAACGATACGGCTTTCGGTCGGCGATGAGTCCAGCA